CCCCCCCTTTTCTCACAGACATTGAATATCGCTGTCAACGCACAAAAGCACTCACAGGCGATCTTTCATTGGAAAAGCCCTGCCGCATCCACTTGCTCCGTTCATAGATGGTTGTCATATCGCCCCGCCATGTTTCACTATGCCAGCCCTACCCGCCTGCGATTCCTTATGCCCCACGCCATTGCAGGGTCGCGCACAACTAGTCACTCCGCGCGTGGCGCGTAGTGGCTTGTTTGTTGTGTGCGCTGCAACCCGCTGCCCGCTCCACTCCGTGTTGCGGGTTGCTCCCTGCCCTGTCGCGGTGCATTCCCTCGCTTATCGGCGGGTAGTCCCGTCACAGCTCAACAAGGAGGTTCTCATGAGCAACACATCTAATCACTTCGCAAGCGGATACAACAGTTCTTTCCCAAATCAAGATCTCAACGGTGGAAGATCTCGCGTATATCTCATTCAAAATCTAGCTCGCAAAGCTGTAGAACAAGCAGAGTGGTTGATTGACCAGAAGGAGAAGGACATACATCAACTGGTCGATGACAAGATCCAGATCGAGGGCGCAGACCAAATCTCAGACGATCAGCTTTTGGTGGTAGTCGCTAAGTACGGTGCAGCGCGTGGTGGCATGCACAGCACAGATCTGGCTTCTGACCGCATCGATGAACGCATGGACAATATCGATCAAGAGATCGAGATGTTGAAAGCGTTCGTCGTAGATCAGAAGGCAGCTTACGAGGAGTGTACCGAAGACAAGTTTACATACACCTCAAAGAAACGAGCCGCACCAAGGATAGACATTGGTGCAAAACGCAGAAAGGAACTCGCTGCCAAGTACATGCAACAAGCAGCAGAATAGACTCCCAAGCCTCAGCGGCTCCGGTCGCTGGGGTTTTTTTCTGTCTGGCATTAGGCGCATGCGCCTGGGCAACGCAGGAAGCCCAAGCAGCATGCGCCGCAGCCCTCCTGATTGACAAGCTATGTAATCTTTGCGCCAAAAATCGCTGACGAAATCAATTCATTTATTATTGTAATCACTGCAACTATGCAGTACAATCAAATCAATTCAACAGTCAATAGGATCTATCATGTTTAGTAAATGTGCAATTTGCGATCAACGTAACGCAACAGTTTATGATTCAGAAGCAGACGATATGTACTGCGCTGATTGTCATTCCCAGAAAATCTACGATGACGAAATCAAAAACATTCATGCATTAGAAGATCTATATGAGGCACAAAATGACATGCCATCATTGTAAAGATAAGCATGATGGATGGATTCGAGAGTCCGATGGAAGTGGTGATGTCTATTGGACTCTATGTGTGTGTTCACCAACAAACAGTCTAATGGAGCAAGAACGTGAGCGTATTTCAAAAGAAGACAGTGACGGTAACAGGATCAACTCTGGAACTAATTCACAAAATGTTGACGCCAACAATTACACATCCAAGTGAAGTTGTTTCAATCGCACATGCAATCAAAGACGCTGATCCAACTTTCGATGAAAACAAATTCATCGATAGACAGGTTCAAGCGTTTGAAGACTATCAAGCAATGATCAGTGGCAAAGAAGGAGCAGACATATGAGCAAGTTTGATGATGTAACACGGCAGATCAAAGCGCAGCTTGAAGCTGGCACTCCCCCTTGGATCAAGCCTTGGAATGGTGGAGGCATGCCAATGCCTCTACGCTTCAATGGTGAAATGTATCAAGGCATCAATGTTATTCTGCTTTGGATGCAGGGAAGAACTGCACCCACATGGATGACATACAGACAAGCCAAAGAAATTGGTGGTCAAGTTCGCAAAGGAGAGCGCGGCACATCAGTATGTTATTCAGCACCAGTCACAACAAAAGATGACGAAACATATAGATGCTACAAATGGTACACAGTCTTCAATGCAGACCAGATCGATGGACTGCCAGACAAATACCAACCGCCTCTTGTGCAAGATTACATCAACACAGATCCAAAAGACACAGTAGCGGATGATCTAGTATCAGGAACAAAAGCAGATGTTCGTAATGGTGCATCAAAAGCATACTTCAATCCAACACATGATTACATCAACATGCCCAAGTTCGAAGACTTCAGATCTGCACTGGATTACTACAGCACATTATTCCATGAACTTGTTCACTGGACAGGACACAAGTTTCGCCTCGAACGAAACTTCAGTCGCAACAAAACCGACTATGCCATCGAAGAGTTAGTTGCTGAGATGGGATCGGCGTTTTTGATGGCACAGCTTGGCCTTGAGGCAAAGGTTCGAGAGGACCATGCAAGCTACATCGAGCATTGGCTCAAGGCTCTCGACAATGACAGCAAGTTTATATTCAGTGCAGCATCAGCAGCATCGAAAGCAGTCAACTATATTTGGGAAGCACAAACAGCAAAGAAGGAAGCAGCATAATGATTTATTACTGCAAACTAAATGAAACAGGTGGAGACATTACAGTATGGTCCTGTGGCAAAACACTCAAACAGATTGCACAAAAAATTAGACGTCAGGCCGCAATATGGCCTGATAAATACCCAGCTTGGGATGAGTATGTCACAGCTAAAAGATGTAAGACGACAAAGAAAATGATTCCTTCAAAACTCTATTTGTTCGATGGACAAAACTTAAAAGTGATTGGAGATGCATGGTGAGTAAACCAACAGTAAGTAATTACGCACAGCTAATGGCCGTACTTAAAACTATAGAAAAACAACAAAAGAAAACAGCCGATGCTTGACCGAACCAATAGGCCAGTAATCATAGGACGCAACGATGGCTGTGACGAGTGTGACGATTTGGGTTACATTTGTGACGAGTGCGTAGACGAGTGGCTTGGGGATGAGGAGCAAAACTAATGAGTGAAATAGAAAAAGCATACAACGAAGCCTATCAATATGCAGTCATTGACAGTAAATGCAGATCAATGAGTGACATTGATATTGTTATTCGAGAGGAGATGAACGCAAAAGGTTATGAAATCATAAACGATGATTACCCAAATGGGCCATCAAACTATAGGGAAAGCACAGAAACAAACCCTGATCTGCTCAATGATGGGCAACCAGATGCTATGCAAGAGTGGCATGACTTTGATCCTGATTGTTAGCCTTGTCTAATTCGCATATATGCAGTATAAGCAGCTTATGATTAGTTACATACATCAATTACAAGTTGCCGCAGATAAAGCAGATGTGTCGTTATTGAAAGCATTTAAGGAATCTGGCACACCAACCAGTACCTTTTATCGAGCAATCAACGGCACAGATCTGCACCTATCTACTGCCAAAAAGGTTGAGGATGCGATCAAAGTTTACGCATTACAAAAAACCGCAACCAATCTCTGACAACTGGTCTGATGTTGTCACAGGTTTAATATCTCTACGGCAAGAGCAAGGTATAAGCCAAGAGGTATTGGCTGACAGAATAGGATGTGCCAGTTCTCTTGTACATAAGTGGGAACAATTCAAACGAGTGCCATCGAACTTCTTGTTCATTTGTTGGCTGGATGCATTAGATGCGAAAGTCGAAATCAAAACAAGACAAAGTAGGTAAAGCACAAAAATGCCAGGCATGTAAAACTACGACGCCTTGGTATGTAATACTTGCTCATGGCGTTCTTGTTTGTGTCTCTTGTTATGAGGAAGAACGATGGCATCATCTCAGCGCAACAAAGGAAGCTATCACGAAAGATGGTGGGTCGAGTGGCTACAAAACCATGGGGCGAAAGCGAAACGTCAACCGCTCAGTGGATCGATGGGTGGAGAGTTCTCAGGTGACATCAAAATCACCACAGAAACCGAAGTTCTGATTGCCGAATCTAAATATCAGGCAACAGGACGAGGTTTCTCATTCCTTACAAAAACACATAAAGAGCAGCCAGCAGATATCTACCTTCTTAAACAGAAGTCAGGGCCAAACTTTATCTGCATCGAAGCTAGTAATCCACTAGCTGCTAAGTTAATTCGATGGATCTCTAGGAGGTAATCAATCCACCCAAAAATATAATGCTATTAGGCATTGTATTACGTCAACCTATGTCTTAAACTACTGCATACTTGCAACAAGGGAGCGCAACATGAACGAAGATCTATTTGAAATTCCAGCATATAAACTGGTTCGCCGTAATGATCCATCGACAAGCTATGAAGCTGCTGAGTCGATTGATCCTACAAAGATGCAACAGATTGTATTAGATGCAATCAAATCTATTGGACCATGTATTCATGATGAGGTGTGGAAGTATGTGCAAATCACTCATCCAAACATCACATCAAATTCAAGTGTAAGTAGTAGGTTCAATGAACTTGAAAAAAAAGGGTTGATAGAACTTACAGGTGAAAAGCGCAAAGGAAGAAGTAACCGCAAACAAAGAGAGTGGAGAGCTATATGTTCACACTAATGGCTGATGCTATGCGTTTGCCTATACAAGATCCATTGGCAAAATGGCTTCTTGTTACATTGTGTGATTACGCCAATGACAAAGGTGAGTGTTGGCCTAGCACTATCACTCTTGCTGAACGCACTGGTATGCATCGAGCATCTGTTGCAAGAAAGCTGAATGATCTTGAACAAGCTGGGTATATACATCGAACGCAGAACGCTTTCAAAAGCAACATCTATCGTGTCGCACTGAGCGACATAGCTGTCGCACACAGCGACAGTGGTGTCGCAGAGAGCGACAGTAACCTATCAATAACCAATAAACAAAGAAAGAAGAGGTGTCAGATTCCAGATGATTGGACTCCTTCAACAGAGTTGATTCAATCTATTGATGCCATCAGACTAGAACAGAAAAAATTGGAGCTAAACCATGACCATGAAGCAGCTATCTTCCGTGACCACCACAAATCTAAAGGCAGTACGTTCATCGACGTCGATGCCGCCTACAGAACTTGGTGTCGTAGATCTTTCGGCAACAGACAAACAACAAGCGGTAGCTCAGCTTCTCAAGGTAGACGATCCAGCACAAGTAACACGCAAAGTGACAGATTCAGTGCTTACCTTAGTGCCATCAATGAAAGCTAAACATGCTAGCGATTTTACATTGCTTGGTTACAGTATTGGCAAGTATGAAGAAAAAAATATTTGTCAGGCAATCAGAAATGTAAATCGTAGTTTAGCTGGCATGCTTCCCAAAGATATTGAAAAGTGTATTGCAACGATCTTACCGTTGCTGACGCTTCCCAAAGATCTTGATGCTACAATGCTAGCAACAAAAGGTCGAACCCTTGCAGCAGAGCTTGCAAAGTACCCTGCCGACATTGTTATGCAAGCATTTGAGGAAATCAAAAAGCGTTCTACGTTTTATCCCAGCTTTGCAGAATTTTACAAACATATCGAACCGCGCTACTTGCCAAGAAAATATCTTTTAGACGCACTGCAAAAGTGCATTGCAAAAAAGAGTATTTAGTGCAATAGTGCAATAGGCAGTCGAGGGACTGTTGCATGGCTTCGCCCAGTCATGGTCCAAAGTTTTTTCCCCTCCCTCGACTTTGCTCCTTGTAGGGGGAGAAAGCAGGGCGGTTGGGTTGAGCATGGCCTATTACACGGAGGCCATGCCAACCCAACTACAACAGCACAGGAGTTACAAATGAATAGAAAAGGCTTTATCGGAGGCTCAGATCTGTATGCCATTGAGAATGGTAATTGGCACGATCTTTGGCTTATTAAAACTGGTCGCAAAGAACCTGACGATTTATCCAATATATTTCGTGTCAATCTTGGATCTGAAACAGAATTGTTCAATATGCGTTGGTTCGAGATACAGACAGGAAACATAGTTGAGACAGTGCAAAAAGAAGTAGGCATGAACTATGAAGGCATACCACTAAAAGGAACCCTCGATGGCATCTTGCAAAATGGTGACATCATTGAGTGCAAGCACACAAGTAACTTCAACAAAATGTCTGACATACTCGATAAGTATATGGGGCAGATACAATTCTACATGTGGATATCAAATAGGTATCAAACACATATGTCTGTGATCTTTGGCAATGATTGGGATACATGCATTGTTAAAAGAGACAATGAGATCATGGAAAGATATCGCAGCTTGATGAAAAGGTTTTGGGAATACGTTCGTACAGACACAGAACCGCCTAATGACATCATCAGTGAAAAGATTGATTGGAGCAAGATCGAGGTCAATGGATTGGTTGCAAGAGATGCAACAGACAACAATCATTTTGTAGATGCAGCTCATACTTTTATGTCAACACAAGACCAAGCAAAAGAACATGAGCAAGCAAAGAAAGATTTACGCTCGATGATCAATGACAATGAGCGAGAGGTATTCTGTGACTTGTCTAGAGATGGACGAGTATCAGTAAAAAGAGACAAGCGAGGTGCTTGTCGAGTAAGCATCAACAATAAGGAGGCAGCAAATGGCTGAACAAAAGAAAACATCTAACGGTAGCCAATCTGGAACCGTAAAAAACTTTGATGAAGCAATGCTTGAATTTCAAAAGCTAGCTATATCTGCAACCAAGGATGGCAAAAACCCACACTTCAAAAGCACATACTCTACGCTTGAAGAGGTAATGACTGCTGCCCGACAAGGAAACCAGTTTGGCCTGTTCTTTATGCAGCCGCTACAACTTGCACAAATTGGTGACACAGTTGTGCAAGTAGTACAGACAGAAATATATCATGCACCTACTGGCGAAAAGCGTGTAAGCCAATGTCCTGTCAGATCCAAAGATCTTACAAGCCCACAAGCAATGGGAAGCGGCATCACATATGCCAAACGATATGGATTACAAGCAGCATATGGTCTGCCGTCAGAAGATGATGATGGAAACGAAGCAACCAAACCCAATGCACCACAAAACACAATGGTGCAAAAACTTAACGAAGAAAAGAAAGCTGCTGAAGGAGGTAAGTTCTAGTGGCGTATGAAATCAAACCAAACAAAGGCACTGCCTTTCCTGTAGATAATAGATTTGGTGAGGTTATCTTATCAGGAAAACTAAACGTACATGAGTTCAGCACAGATCCTAACGATGATTTTCTGCCCAAGATACTTGTTGTTGCGGAGCCTGTATCAGAAAACCAAAAGAAGCGTTTGGTTCTTTATGTACAATGTAGCGTCATGTTCGAGGAAGATGATGAAGAAAAGAAATATGCTTACTCAGGTCCATTTGGAGAAGGCAGGATCTTTGCCTACCGTGAGAAATCGCAAGAAGGTATGCAATATCTAAAGCTGAGTGTTGCACCCCCTCGACATGATGATCAAACATCACAAGCACCAATAGAAACCCCAGTAGAAAACAACGCACCACCATTTGATATCGAAGATATCAAGTTCTGATATCGTGAAAGGATATGAAATGTTAGCACTTTTTGAAAAGTTAACTTCAAGTAATTACACAGAAGATGAATTTTTGGATACTCCTGTGAAACATGAAGTTGAAGTTGAGATTGTATTTACAAAAAAATACAATGTAAGTGCTTTCTCGAAAAAAGAAGCCAAGCTAAAAGTAGAAGAAAAAATAATGAAACAACACAAAACATACAGGAGGCAAGGACTCAACTTTGTATCTTGTTCTGCAATCGATAGCTAATTGAATTTCCAACCCACTATTTTAATGGGATGGAAGGGCCAGTTCTGCGGGACTGGCCCACTCTTTGAGAGGGAATAATAAAATGAAATTTAGAGAAAAAGCATCGCTATATAAAAAGGCACAGGTATCACTCAACAAATCCCTAATGACTTTTATGCAAATAGAATCATCCAACAGTGAGGAACATCAGTTTCTTCAGAAGGTTATATCTGATCTGCAAAAATCTCAGCAGAACAGCATCAAAGCAAGAATCAGATGGACAAGTGAAACCTAGACAGGAACAGCCAGCAGCCGCATACGATTACACAAACGCTGTGCTCTGTTGGGAACCTGACGATACCATTTTGAATCTTCCATCTGTGCCGCAGCCTCTTCCCAATCGCCAGCATCTACTGCTGCTTTCATCATCTTAAAACCAGACAGTCTAGGATATCCAAGATTAAACATCATATTTGCAATAATTAATTTTGCATCCTCTGGTAAGTTATCAAAGTCAGGATACAGCTTAATACAATCCATCCGCACAGCATCAAGATCACGCTCAAACAATACTTGCACACGCTCATCAGATACAGGCGTACCAACTTCCATTTCAAACTCAGGCTCATCTTCACGACAAAGATGACCGATGCCTACAGTTTTCAAATTTAAATGATCTAGGTACACCTCATGCTTGATACCCTCATCTAACTCAAGGTCTACCCGCAGCTTTGCAATATTCATTTCTTACCTCCAAAGAATTTTGTGGCTGCCCTTGTACCAAATGAGGCAGACACAATAATTCCTAATGTATATTTATAATAATCAGGCATGCCATCGAGCGCAGCAAAACCATTAGTAACAATCGTTCTACCCCACTCACCACAAAAAGCCAGGACTAAAGGAACAGAAAATAAAATAGTAAGCCATTCATCTTTCCAGCTATGCTTACTAGCATCAGCCATAGTCAGATCCCAGTCAATCTCGCCAGTGGCCTTCTTTTCCATAATCGTTGCTTCAGCCTTCGCCGTTGCAACCTTCGCCACAGTTTCAGCTTTCTTTGTCTCAACCTTTCCTTCAAGCCACGTCCCCAACAACGAGCCTACAGGCCCAATCAATGCCTGTAACATTAGTGCTTCTCCGAGTTAAGCCAGACAGCTAGAGAGCCTGTCATTGCGCCTGTAACAACGCTTATGAGGCTAGCTTGCTGTGTACTAAGATCAGGCTGTGATAAAGCCCATTCGATGCAGCGCACATAAACGCCCGTCATTACTAAAATAGAAAACCTTGGCAATATTTTTAGCTCAAGCATTTTCCTTGCAACATCTTCAACAGTCATTACTTCAATCCTTTTAACCAAAGAACAAATAGAACAATCAAGCCAAGACCAGTAATAATGGTTGCGATGATAGCAACAATCTCTACAAACTTGCGTCTAAGTTCTCGTTGCTTGTAGACAGTTTCTTGTCTTTCTTTTCGAATCTTGCCTTCCATCCTGACAAGCTCGTCCCACTTAGACTGACCATAGCTGTATTGTATGTACTGTTTTAATTGCGCTCGATCCTCTTCTGCTTTGGTTTTGGCAGCAAGGGCTTCAAAAGCGGCTGATTCAACGGTTGACCCAGAGAATAACTTCTTAAATAAAGGAGGATTCTTGGCTTCTTTCTCAGCTTGCTCAAGATCAGATAGCGCACCCATCCATCTCGATAAATCTGATGCCATGTCCTCAATAGATCGAGCGACTTGGAAACCCTTTTGAACGGCCTTAAAGGCACTGGCTGCTGTAGCTGCTGCTGTAATTGGGTCCATCAGTACACCTTTGTTTCCTTCGGAACTATAACTGGCAGACAATAAGCTGTGATTGTTTGACCCTGCTTGTGCAGCCGTTGTGCAAAGTACACGCAGTCATCGATAGAGCGAAAATACATATCATTACTTTTGAGGCGTTTGTCCTCACCAATGCCCACAAATACAAACAGCAAAAATGCATGGATCATCCATTAACAATTAGCCCAATAAGCAAAACTATAGTCGTACCAGCAGTACCAATCATAATGTGTTCAATACGTTTGATACGCAGGATGGTTTCTTTCCAGCGTTCAGAGCACACAGCTTCATGAGTATTAATCTGGGCCTGTACAGATGCGGCTGTAGGCTTTGCCATCAATTAGACTTTGCCTCATCCGCATTTTCAACCGACTTAATAAGCTGATCGACAAAAACTTGATGGGCAACTTGGACTTGATCTAGCTGAAACTTAAAGCCGTTGATCTTGCCCTCAAGGTCTTTTATGTGCCCAATCAAATAACGCTGCTGGTCGCTGAAACTTTCGGTGTCATGCTCGACGCCATTGATACTAATTACATTGTCGCTCATTTTACCACCCCGATGGTGTTCCGGTGAGAATTGATGGTGTCTTCTGCTCTTCTATATTAGCATCAAGCGCAGCTTTCAGTTCTGCTTCTGTCTTGCCCAAATCAGCCAGCACTTTTGCTTTGCACCAATCCTTAGTGATTGAGTTGTATGCTACAAAATCTGCACCCTCCTCTTTAGGAGTGGCGACTGTGCCGTACATACCCGCTGTTAAGTAGTTACCGTCAGCATCTTTGTCAGAATCGCTGACACAGTTTAGTCTCCAATGTATCGTCTGAACCACATCTACCTTTTTGCCTTCTTTAGCAACACGGTCTAGTTGCGGATACTCAAATGTCATTGTCGTTGCCATCGTTTACTCCTCCAATGCCGCAAGGCGGCTTTCAATATCTGCTAGCCTTTGCTCTGTAGCCGCGCCAATAAACGCCAACAACTCTGGGTATCGAACACCCAACCGTGTGCGTTTGGTTGCGTCTTCTGGGGCTTCTTCTTCTGTCTGATAAGACATCATTCCTGTATGCTTTTTTCCATCATCATCAGTGATTGTCTCTTCAACTTCCCACCAAGTATTCGAACACCAGAAGGCATACTTTGTTGCATCTAGCCCAGCGTCAGTCATAGCCTTTTGTACCTCTTGGGCAACCACACCCGTGTGAGTACGAGCCGCATCACCCTTAGCTGTAACTTTATCTTTCCATTTGTAAGTTTTGAACAGCTTACTTATGGCTTTTGCAGCAGTTATCTCTGCGCTTGTCAGGCTAGTAATGTTCTGTTTTTCGTTTTCGTCAGATGTGTTGATTGTGCTGTTGGTGGCAAAAATGTCATCGAAACGTGAAGATGCAAAGCCTAAATCAATAGCGTTGTCTCTAAGTGACCCGTCGCCACTTGCTGAGACTGGATAGATGGAATCAGCTTGAGAGCCTTCAAAGGCTAGGCCAGTGGAACTAGACCCCATATACATCCTTGATGATTTTACACCAATACGACCTATTTCTGTATTGACCTTGCTTAGGGAAATCATAGCACCTTCTGGTGCGCTAGATCCTTGTCTTGACAGAAATATGTTAGCTCCGTCATTACGCGCAGACATAACGTAGCCTGTGTTGTTCAACTCAACACTAGATTCGGTGAATGAGCCACTGGCAGTCTTTCCAACAAGAAAATTACCGCTGCTGTCAAGGCGCATACCCTCACTGCCGCCACTTATATGAAAGGTAAAGGCATTGTCTGAGTGTTTATAATTTATCTGGCCCGTTGCGGTGCTGCCATTATCGGCAAAGAATATCGCACTGTCTGATGAGTTTCCTGCAAAAATAGTAATGCCGTTCGAGCCAGAGCCAGTGCCCACCACAAGATTTTTTGCGTTAGCGTTAAAGCTGTTTGGTGTGGATGTGCCAATACCGACTACATCATTTCCTGCATCAACAAAAATCGCGTGAGTGTTGCCGTTCGACTCAACACGGAAGTCTACGTCTACGCTGTCTTCATTAAAGACTGTTTCGCCAGCAAGAACCTCCATTCTGCTACGATTTGAACCGCCTTTATTCATAAGCAATTCAAAACCGCCATCTTCACTGCCGTCAGTCACAGTAAGTGCTTTTGACTGTATAAAACCGTAGGTGTGTTCATCACCGTTACTATTTTTCCCACGAAATCTTATGAATCCAATATTATCACTGTTCGCAGGACTGCTGCTGTTTCTTAATAAATCAAATCCGGGTCCACCAGTGGCGTCTGCGTCAGTGGATGTGAGTGTAAGCTGTGCTGTGTTTCCACTTGTGGTGATTGTTGCAGTACCAGTTGTTGAAATGTTGCCAGTGCCAGTAATATTGTTGCTGTTTAGGTCCAGGTCAGCGCCAAGCTGAGGGGTGGTGTCCTCAACTATGTTTGAGATAGCACCACCGACAGCAACAAATGAGCTTCCGTTGAAAAATTTGAGGTTGTTGTCTGTGGTATTGTAGACCAAATCCCCCTCATCATTGTCTGAGCCTGGGTCTGAGCTTAATACACGATAACGCTCGGCAAAGCTGTTAACGCCGCTAAGGTTTGACGCAACTGTGTTTACATTGGCTATTGAGCCGCTGACGTTATTGACCGCTGTTACATTTGCGCTTGTTGCTAATGTGTTTAGGTCGCTAACGAAATCGCTGGTAGCCAGTAGATTTAGGTCAGTGACAATATCTGACGTGGCAAGCGTATTTATATCGCTGACAATGTCACTGGTCGCCAATGTGTTTAAGTCGCTGACGATATCGCTGGTTGCCAGTGTATTGATATCAGACACAATATCACTGGTGGCCAATGTGTTTAGGTCAGATACAATATCGCTAGTTGCCAAGGTATTCATATCAGCTATGACATCAGTGGTGGCGAGCAGGGCCATGTCGGCTATAACATCAGCGTTACCAAGCAGAGCCATGTCAGCAATCACAGCAGATGCCGCTAGAGCATTTACGTTGGAGATAGCCCCGGCGACAGTATTCACATTAGATATAGAACCGCCAACATTGTTTACATTTGTGATTGCTCCAGCCACCGTATTTATATTGCTAGCATTACTGACAACAGATGAGATGTTGCTTGTGATGCCGGCTACAGTCGTGACGTTTCCAGAAATGCCAGCAACAGTCTGAACATTCGAAGAAATGCCAGCAACCGTAGTTACATTACTTTGAATACCAGCAACCGTGTTTATATTTGTTGTAATAGCAGAAAGACTATTAACATTAGCTATAGTTGGTCCTGCTTCTGGCGCACCTGTTGATGCATTGAAACCAAGCACTGTACCTAGTCGTGCTGCTTTGAGCGGAAGCTCCATAGATACAGCAGAATCAAAATCTTGAAGACGTAATGCTCTATCGACCTCATCTTTTTGATCAGCGGCAATAGCAGTAAATCTATCAAGCTCAGTATTTAATGTTGCTACAGCAAATGGACCTGATGATGGAAAATCAGTCACACGATCAAGATCAATATCGCGCGTAATAACAACAGTGCTGCCACCACTAATGCCAGTAACATTGTTGCCACTGGTCATTGTTATTGTACCAGTAGAGCCATCTCCACCTGATACTGTGTAATGAGTTGTCAGAGTTTTAAGAGTACCATCTACATATAGGGAAAGATCATCATCATCAAAAAACTCAAAAGACACGGTAAAACTACTCTGTGTAGCCCCTTGGCTTACAGAGTACGAAACTCGCGCTGCATTGTTACTCAAACTAATTGTCATAATTCACTCCTATCATCCATTGATATATGCTTCCACGCACAATTAGTTACGCCCACCAATTAATAAATCCCTTGCGTCATCTCTTATAAAAGGCAAGCCAATAAACGGAGCGTTGTAAAACAACTCAGCCGAACCCTCATTATATCTGCCATTAAGGAAATCGCTTGCCGCTCTGCCATATGACAAAGCTAATCCAGCAGGCGCACCAAACGGTTCAGTAAGTGCATCCATTGCCCTGTCTTCTTCATCAGGACTAATGTATTTAGGCTTGATACCAGCAACACCTTCTTCTGGCAAAAGGCCAGTATTAACCGCCATAGAAAGGCCCATGTACCCAAGATCACTATAGATGCCAAGCAAACCAGAATGATCAATTACTCGCGCCAAAACCTCTGGGCTATCACGTTTTTCAAACCAGTAATCAGGCTTCTTCCACGCCAACGAAAGATATGAGAGACCAATCAAAGCGATTGCACCTTGCAATCTATGACGCCTATTAGGATCTCGTATTGCTCCTATGATTTTATTGTTTGCACCAAATGCAAAGTTCATAAACGTAAACGGCAATGTCATTGCACCGCTTTCGATACGCACAAGACGAGTCGATCCAAAGGATGCTTGCTTATCTATCTTGTATAATTCAGGGAATTTTTTTCGCATCATCTGGAAGAACGCATTGTCACGCATAAACACAATGCCATCTACCATCAGGGGCTTATCAAATGTCTGCCCCATGATCACCGTATTGTTTGCGTGTGCTGCTGTAGCTGATTGATAAGTGCGCCTTTTTGCTCTGGCTGCTGGTGTATCACTGGGCCATTGATCTGTGTTGGCGAAAAACAAATTCATTGAATCATGTTTGCTAACAGGCATAGTTGAGATGTACTCAGCCATATCTTCATCAATGCCGTATCGGCGTAAATATTCGGCATCATATTTACTGATTTTGCCTGACGCCATCTTTCGGGATAGCTGAATGAATTTGTTGTTTACTGCTATCTGATCGAGCGTTTTACCAGCAAAGGTAATAGGTGCGAGTAGATTAGCTGTGTAAAAAACCTTGTTGCCTATGGATACAAATTTCTCTGCGCCTTTTGGCTCTATTCTTTTCATGCTGTCGGATACTATTTCACGCCCAGCAACATTGCGTGTAATGTCTAATAACTCACCAGCTATTTGCGCTTCTTTAATTACATTGCCAGCATAGCCACGTTGAAGTATTTCAGCAGCCCCAGCCTTGAACGTATCCTTGAAGCCATGAGCCATTGCTATAGATCCAACATCTGTGATTGCAGATGCGCCCGCCAAAGGCAGATATGTCCAACCAGTAACACCCTTAATTACTTTTGCCATCTGATTGTCAAGCCGATCAGGATTACGTCTATATGTACCCATCACACGACTAAAATCACCTATAAATGCAGCCCTTGTTTCAGCAATTTTTTTATCAGACAACCCTGCTTGTTTCATTGAAGATGTTATATCGTCTAAAACTTCATCAACATTTCTGCCAGCAAATTTTTCCGCAAAAGCAATTTGTTTTCCCATACGAGACATATAAGAAAACAATGCATCAGGAGAGAGATGAATAAAGTCTACAATCTCATGTTCGGGAATGTTAGTTTTGCGATGACGTAAATGTTTTGCTCCACCAGCAATAGAACCATCAGGCATTACACTTTCAAAGTCGTCGGCATCTTCTTCTAATATGCGTGATACTGTTCGTTCTGCATCTTCTCTGGCACTTACATTCCCCTGTTTAATATCTTCATAAGTTACAGAGTTTTCTTTATATCGTTCGCGCAGATAATGTTGTTCAAACTTTTGTGTAAGAGCCTCTCTTGCAGCATCATCACCCTGCAGCAACTCTTTATTATAATAAATACCAAACTTAAAATTCTTGCGAGGTGGTGCATTAAGTGCAGCCTCAAGCATTGTTATGCGACCTCTTATAGAGGCTTGCTCAAATTCCAAATCAGCACGTTTATCAAATGCTTTTTTTGAGAGAGTGCCATCTGGCCTTGTTTTAGAATCAATGTCTGCAATAATTGCAGCTTTTTTATCTATGCGTTCTTGTAGCGTTACTAACTTCTTTTTAATTTGCTCATTGTTTGGAAACAAACCAGTAAAGGTTGCATCTTCTCCAACTTCCATAAATGTCTTACGCAACAAATCTGCACCCTGACGCTGCGCGTCTGAAATGCCATCAAGTGCTTGTCTTGCTAAACGTGGATCTGGTGAATCCATAAGAATGTAACGCTTTACAGTATCAGCAAAAAAATCATCAAACTCAGCCGTAAATGGGCTGTAAACACCAGCAATAGATTTTGCTTTTTTATTTACACCAATATGCTGTGCATGAAGATCGCGCATCTGCATTTCAACATTGCGATATAAACCTTCATAAGGCAAAGCTCTTTGAGCTACAGACTGCGTTGCTAAACCACCGCGATTTCCTTGAATTGGCACAGAAGAATTGTAAGCCAGATCAACAAAAGCTTTCTTTACATCTTGCGGCAAAGAAGGGTCAGACAATGCACGTTGAGATGGGCTACCAAGAGGGTTGCCTACAACAGCATCATAATCGCCACCAGACTGCCCTACATAGCCATCATCAAGGTTTGTGGCATTTTCTCCCCATATATGCTTAATCTTCTCTCCACGTGCCAATCTACCCACTTTCTTCGCACTCGATTCAATAAAGGGGGATAACCAACCCACACCTTTAAATGCACCGCCAAAAAAACCACTAATCGCTGTAGATGATGCAATGTTCTGCACACTTTCGTATTTCTCATCAGCAACAGCAAACGGAGCACGTCTTGCTTCTGATGCAATGCCATAACCAAAGCCAAGTGCTGATGCTCTGCCAGTTGCACTAAGCACAGTCTTGCCAAGCCCAATAGCATTAAGACCTGGCACAAAGGTTGTAAGAAATAATGGATCTGTAATTCCACCAACTAAAGCAGCTGACCAGTGACCACGTTGCATTGTCATACGGCGATCAAGAGATCGATCAACACGTTCTTTCAAAAACTGTAGATGTTCTGGATTCTTTGCTCTTATCAGATCTTCGTAATAAGGCAGATATTGCTCACCTATATCAGAAACAACATCATAGTTTGGATCACGTTCTACCTTTCCAAATAATTGATGCTCTTGAACAGATTCAATAATTGGCATGTTGTGATATGCAACATTTGCTTTCCAAGCCTCATACCAGCTTGGATCTACTTCATCTTTAAATCCCGCACTTGCAGCAATAAAAAAATCTCTACGCCCAACATCCATCAAACATTTTCCTAATTAAGCAATTCTCTAGGATTTATAAGAAATTCATCATCAATAACTCTTGGCGCACTGCCTCCACCTTGAGATTGTTCTTGACGCAGATAACGCTCTCTCTCTTGTCTTGCTTCTTCACGCAACTGAGCAATGGTTTTTTGAGACGCAAGTTGTCGTGCAGCAAGAACATCTTGCGGCCCAACTTGTAACACTTCTGAACCAACCATGTATGGTACACCATTCTCATTAACGAGCGTATAAACAGGCAGAACAGATCCTTCTCTTGGATCAGGGGCAAGAAAAACATTTGTTTTAATTTGATAACCACCACCCAACCGCTTCATTTGATTGTTAATAGAGTTTGTCAAAACAGTCATTTCATTATCATTATAAGCAATCTCTGGTGCATATCGTGATGCTGCATCACCAAAAATAAAATCAGATTTACGAAATACTTTTTTACCAGATGATTTTAAAATCTTTCCTGCTTTTTCTTTGCCATGCATAATTACAAGCTCATCAGCATAACTCATAAAAAAGTTAAGCTGTTCTGCATTTTCTGCACCTGTTTGCTCTTGAACAAAATCCAAAAGACTTAAATCTTTGCCAAGATTCTTTTTTAGCATGTCATTTTTTAAACTAGGCTGCATGGAGTCTATTTCAGTTTTACGAGCAAAAAACTGATCAACACTCATTGTTCTTACTGAGTTACTATACGCATCGAACGTATCCCAAAAAATAGCAGCATCATCACTTAACCCTCTTGAGGCTGAAGTGCTAAATCCACCGCGGTTAAATGTTGTTGCTTGCTTATAAAAGTTTTGCAGCACTGGCAGCATATTTGGATCATTTGTTACAATGTCACGAATAATGCCTTCATCAGACAGCAAATCTTTTGCCGTTTGCGGAAGTTCACCAGAGTTGCCAATCAATACACGATAAAAAGGCTGTAGGTTTGGATCTTCTGGATTTGCAAGAATAGTTGCAATATTCTGACCAAGTGCATAGGCATCAGTCATACCAGCCGTATTTAACAATGATTGTGCATCATCGCCACTTACCAACACACCCGCCTCTACTTTTCGAGAAATTATTTGCAGTTGTCTTTCTGCTCTTTCGGCGTTAAAGATTTCTTGTTTATTGCCTTCGATGACAGCAATCTTTGATGCAACTGTATCTCTGACACGCCCCATACCCTTTTCAGTAAGAAAATCATTATCAAATCCCAATTTCGCAAGATTGGTTTTTATAACATCAGGCAATGTATCTACACTGCCTTTACGCAAAGCATCTTGCATATAGCGTAAATGAGATGTCACAATGCTACTTTTGATAAATGGATTTTGAGACTCTGCTAGAGCATCAAGTTTAGCTGCTATAGAAATAGCTTTACCGCCATAAAACGCTGAATTTGCAGCATGCTTTAGTTCTGAAATTTGTGTAACGCCAAGTCTCGCGCCATGTTTTTGAGCAAATTGATCAATGATGCCACCATCACGAACAAGATCATCATGTCGCTTTGCAAGATTACTTGCTGTATTATCACCTATCTCATCAGGCGATGATGCATAGGCTTGGATGTCTTCTATCTCTTGCCTTAGATTTCCAAAAGAGTTCTGAAAATCAATCCTATCTTCAAACTCTAATTTTTCTGCATATAACGCAGCGGAGTGTTGCCCAGCATAAGTTGCACCTATGATTCGTGCTTGCTCTGCATATCTGCCAGCTTGATCTATAGTTTCATTTATATAAGTGCTATAGGCTTTATCAAATCCTTCTGGATCATTTTTATGATCTGCTCTTATTTTAGCAGCACGTTCTTTCATGTCGATGTTAAGTGCATCAACATAACGCTTATCAATAACTGGCTGTGCTGCACGTTCAGCAACAGGAGACAAACCCTCTGGTGCTTTTGCAATTACAAGTTTGTTATCAGAATCACGCAATTCAATATTGACTTGCATACCAGCTTCTTTGCCAAGTTGTTTTTGATTTACAACTTCACGCTCATATGCAGCTTGGAACATCTGAGTACCCATGCGTTGCATGGCTTGCCCAAATTGAACACCAGCACTTGATGGCCTTACAACACCAACAGGTTGATTAAAAACTTGATTTCCTTGAAAGCGTTTAATTACTGCCATTAACCTGTTCCCGTTGGTGTCACCTGTTGCATTTTGTAACCTGACATTGCAACTCCAGATCCAGCAGACAACAATGCCTGTTGCATAGCTAAAGATCCTGATGCTCTTGCATCAGCCGCAGCAAATGCCATACGGCTTTGCGTAAGAAGACTTTGCACTCTTACTCTGTCTAAATCATCTCTAGATTTTTCTCTGCTAGCTTTCATTATAGCTTGATAAGATCTATCAGATGTTGACCTTCTATTAATTGCCCTTACTGCATTTGCAGTAGATTCATAAGCACTAAATGCAGCAATACGAGCATTGTGATCTTGTAATGCACGTAATTTTTCAAATTTTTTATTTTGTTCTTGTTGTGCTGCAATCGCAGCTTGTCTACGCCTTTCAGCTCGACCAGATTGCATAGCTCCAAAAACTTTTAATCCTGTACTAATAGCAAAAAGTGTTGGGTCCATTAAAAAGCCACCTCTGTAACTAAACCATTTATCTGCAATGAAAGAGGAGCAGATTGGCTAATAGTAACTCTTGGATCTTTACTATATCCAAGAACTCGAAACTCTTGTTTGCCAGATACAGCAGTCAATGCTGTTGACTGATCCTGCTGAAGAGTACGAATAATCATATCTGTGCCATTTACACTAACGCTCAATGTATCTTCAAGGTCCAATGTAACCTTAGTTATTTTACGAGGTCTACCAGTCAAAGGACCACCAGCAACAGAAGCATCGATAGGAAGCGTTTTCAACTCAGGTATAAACTTGTACCCAATTTGTGCAGATGTTGATGACTTTACAGAAGTAACGGTTGCGTTATTGCCAGCAACCGTAAATTGCCCCAGATACTCTGTACCATCCACAACATCAACAACAGCATTGTTAGAGAAATGACCAGAAGTAGAAAAGACGCCACTTGAGCCAGTAAACTCATTGCAGAAATCCATCTTCATGCTTGTATTAAATTGCTCAAGAAATAGTTTTGTTGTTCCTGATCCATCATCACGGGAAGTGCAAACAAACAAATCTTCATCTACAGCACATACAGAATGAAACTTGCCTGTTGTAGTCCAACGCATCCAGCCAGCTTTTTTCTCTTGTCTGTTAGAATGATATACACCAATAGTACCATCATTCATTAGATAGAAGCCGTAAGCACCAGCCCTAGATAAAGAGCCTTTTACAACTGCTAGCTGTATTGGTGATTTAATCAAATGTGAAGAAAGAAGTGATACCATAGATGCTACATATGCACCTTCATTATCAGTAAACACAAACTCTCTTACAGCAGTACCAGTCGCTTGCACAAACAATGTTGCTCCGTCTACAGATTGTGGGCGAACAAAGCCTGTTCCAAATGGGGTTTGTACAGATATTTTAGCATTTTCTGGTGTCACTGGTTTATCAGTAAATGAAGGCAAAAAGAACTCAGACTGAGAAGCAAAAACCTGTAGATCACGATTTGAAACCAGATGTCTTATTTGATTTGTAACACCAACACTAGCATCAAGATCTAATGCATCATCATCACTGCCATCACCAAGATCAAAGTTAAAAAAGTTACCTGTTTTAGATCCCCACAATCCATCAGGCTGACTTGGAGTTCCACCAAACCAGAGCCTATCTTCATGGAAGGTAATTGCTTGTGGGAAGCCTCGAAGCGTACTGTATGATTGTTCAAACCATTCTGATGTCGCAGCAGCACTTTTAATTACTGGTGAACCACCACCTATTGCGCCACTAGTTGCAGTAGATCCAGCAGTTACTTCATATCTATTTTCATCAATAATTTTAGATATAGTTCTAAAACCATTTATATTATTTGCAGAAATACCACCAAGGCCACCAGCGTCAGCAATGGTTATTATAGTACCAGAGGCTAAACCATGAAGTGCGTGTGTGATTTCAATTTTGTCTGAATCATCTTTTGTTTGAATAGCATCTGGATCAAGCTGTGTAGAAAGATCACCTTTGAGAGTAGCTGTTACTGTAGTTGAGTTAGTAAAGCCTGTAATTAATGCTTCAGTTTCTCCAATCAATAAACGCACACCAACGTGATCAGCAACAAAATATGCTGCACTTGTAGTAAGAGTGCGACCTGCTCCTGAACTTAAGCTATCTGAGGATATTGTGACCCCGCTACTTTGAAAATGATAATATGGCTGAAACACATTGTTGCCATCCAATGATGTTTCAAAATCAAAAACACGCACTTCAAATGAAGTTAAGCCTGTTCTTACAAGCTGCCTACAAAGAAAACTTGTATGGCAGATAAACATAAAGTCACCCTTTTGTGCATATGTAAACTGCACAAGATTTGTATTATTGATCGGTAGAGAATTACCATCTGTATCTTGTGTGATGGTGGTTGCAAGAGTTATTGCGCCTGTAGTTGGGTGAATACGGAAACATTCAATTTTAGCATTTGAAAAAGCAATGATATATTTTTCATCATCTGAAAAAATAAATGGCTCTAATCTTACCTGTTGCGTAAGACTAGCATCGAATGTGTGTGTAAAATTAAACATTCTTTGAGTGCCAGGTCTGCTAATCACACCACCTTCAGAACGTATAAAAAAGTTCTGTACTGTTTCAGCAGCAGAAATATAGACAGGTGTATCAGTCCTCGATGTAAGTGATGGACTGATTTCTCCAAAAGCAAAGTTATTCAGCGGTATTCTTAGCCTCGCCATCAACCACGCCTTTCAGAAATAAACCTCGATGTAACAAGTTTTCGTGTTGTTTGTTGCTGACTATCAAGAGTTTTTGCTTGTTGCATTGCAACTCTTGCCTTGCTTTCCATTAAAGCAGCAAGTTGTTCATCTCTTGCTATCGCTACAGCAAATGTAGTCGCAAGAGAAAACTCAACACTAATTGTAAAGTAACTGGGGAATTTTTCTTCGCCTACCCTAAAAGCATAGTCTGCGATTACTTTGTCATTTACAGATGTATTTGAAAACGCTTTATCACCATAAATGTTATACTCAATTAAATTATCGTTCACTGTTAACGCATGAAGCATTAGCATGTCTGAAGGCAACTGATATGCAAAATCAAATCTTCCAGTAGGAACATCTGTAAGCCTATTTAATTCAGCTTGATTTGTTGCAAACCTCCATCTGCTTGCACACAATGCAGACTGAACAACATCCTCATATATATTTGAAGCAACAAGAGCCTCAGTAGAGGTTTCTGTAAATGACGTTATAGGGTCCGCGCCTATTAATATTAAGGCACGAGCAGCGATATCTATATCTGAATTAGCTACTGATGGCATATCAAGTTAGGGGAGGCCAGCCGGTATAACAAGCCTCCCCTATCCCTTTAGTCGCTGTCTGTCACTGTAATAGCAGTGCCATCAGCGATGTCTACAACAGAACCAGTGTTTGAGAGAACAACAGAGACACCCAAAGTTGGGGCATCATTGTCATATACAAAAACAACATCACCAACATTCATCATGCTGGCAGCATCATTAAAGTATCCTGATGCACGTACTGCACTCAAGGCATCAGCAGAATCATAATACCAAAGATTATGACCGCCACCTCCTGCCATACGAGTAAGACCAGATGCAGAATAAGCCATTTCCTAATCCTCCTCTTATGAGTTGTTGTCTAAGACTTCGTAGATACCGTTATCATCGATAACTACTGCGCCCATAGACATCATTGAAGTTGCAAGGTGTGAAGCCTTCTCAGGAATATAATTTACCTCTGTGGAAACATCAGCATTTACGCCAAGGCCAACAGCAGATGAATGGTAAGCCATATTCTTTCCTGCGGTTATAGCAGCAGTTGAAAAAATCTTGAATCCAAGAAACTCTTTCATTGTCATGCCACCTGCAAACGGCAGATTTTGCTCACCAACAAAGTCGCTCGATGCAAACTCATTGATAAGGAAAAGGTCAGCATATCCCTTAGGATGCATTGCCAAATAACGGTTTCCGTCCTCTGGAATGTTTGCTGAACCAAAGGTTTCAAACAAAGACAGCAGATCAGCTTTTTCTAAAGCAGAACTTGTATCATGAATCTGTGTACTATTAGCACCAGCATCCATTGCTGTATAAAGAATCTCGTCAGTCTTACGACCAAGAGCAGCAGCAGCAGATGTTGCCACAGCCTGACGTTCATCAATATTTGTTTTCAACTCATCTAGCTTATCAATAAACTCAGCCGCATAGTGGTCAGCCATTGTTGCTTCGACAGTTGTGTGGGTCAGCTCCATAGGAGTAATGGAACCATTGCGAGATTTAGTTGAGGCAGATCCAGTTCCGATCTTTTGGAAACGAACAACGCTTCCTGCCACATTGCCAGCAGTACGAACAGTACCACGGAGTTTAGACCCCATGCGCTGATATGCCATGTGAACTTCGGACTCGAACTGCTTAATGAAGGCGGTATCAATACTATTCGCCATTTTTCAGTCCTCTTACAAAAGTTACAGTTTCGCGCGGTTGTCCGTTTCGCTCATCATCCAGTTATCCCATATGGGGCTGTCAGTTAAAAACAGGCCGTGTCATTGCAATCTCACTTTTATAGGAAAAGCGCAACGCACAAAACGCACACATTCAAAACCATTTATCATGGTTGGCGTATCTCCAAATATAAATCCTAGCCATGAAAGCCACTGAATAGTTCTGGTATGATCTATAGGAACAACATTCTCAACAAGATCATATCCTTCAATTAGATACTCAGATACAGGTCTGGATAAACGCAAAAATTTTCTCCACTTTTGATTGAGAGTATCAGTGCCAAGCATCCATATCAAAGCTGTTCTCATGTCATTGTCTTCAACCAATGGCACAGTGCCAAACATACAGACAGGAACCTCTTGATAGATTCCTGTCCATGTTTCAGCATTCTTAACTGTTAAAGGAGTGTGCAAAGCTCTCCAAGGAGTAGAGCCATGAATCATACACTCTCGAACATCTGTCTGTCGCAAATGATGTTGAAGATATGATGCATGGTCTAATGTAGACCTTATAATCTTTACATCATCTTTATCATACAAAACATCAGGATGGGAAAAGTGTAGCAAATCCTTCATCGACTTTTTTAACAAACGCCGCATCCCTTCTTACTGGATCGTGATATCGTGGATCTCTTTGCATTGATTGCAAATCTTCTATGGTAATGGTTTGTGCTGGCTGAGAAGCATTGTTCAATGAAGATTGTTTTACTTGAGATTGCATATATTCAAGAGCTTTAACACCAACTGCTGTTTGACCCATCATTAAAAATGCATCATGTAATTCTTCTGGAAAGAAACTATTAGCCCATTGATTTACAGATTCAATTCTTACTTGTGCATTTTCACCAAGAGCAACCATCTCCGATTTCAAATCTGGCTGTGTTGAATTAAAGAACTCAGCATATTGTGATATGCCATCTTCAAACTCTTCTTGGCTGTAACCATTTTCAAATGCATGATTTGCCCACCATTGAAATAACTTATTATCTACAGCTAAAGACTCATCTATACCTTCTGGTATTTTGTAGTCGCCTACATTTTCTGGTCTATTAGCTAGAGCTTCATTCTCAAACTCTTGCATTATTTCATTACGAATGTTTTCTTTGTCTTGCCCTAATTTAGTTTCTAACTCTCCATAAGAAGAAGCTAATGCTTCTGGGGTTTCAAACTTTTCAGGAAGCCATTCAGGACGCTCGATCACAGGTGCTTCTGTTGCTTCAGTTGCAACTTCCACATTATCTGTTACTTCATTCATTTTTTGACACCTTTTCTGCGTGGTTAATACGACGAGTGATAAGGCCAACAAGATATCGTTGACCTTCTAAATGACGCAATTCTGCGTCTGAGGCATTTGGCCCTTGTACTGATTCAATAGTTATTGAACGCAAATACTGCAAGACTTGTTTGCCATTTGGTGTTTTGAAGAGTGCTTGGATATCTTTTGATATCCTTTCATCATCCGCTTTGCTGCGAACAAAATTATCCAGTCCTAAGTGTTTCTGCATCTGGTACTCGACCTTGTTGTTGTGCTTGTGCAAACTGTTGTGCTGCTTGTAGCAGTTGTTCACGCTCAACGCTGTCTCGTACTAATGTATCTGGAACACCAAACTTCTTAGCAAGATAGAGAGCAACGTCCTCTGAATTGATAAGAAGATTTAATATCTCTGGTCCAAAGGTTCCCCCAACCAGTTGAAGATATCTTGATACTGCACTGATATCTTGATTTGCTTGTGCTTGTGCTAATGGTGATACGGACCTTACCTTAACTTCTCTGCCATTGATAGATGGCATTTCAATCTTGCCTTGTTTCTTTAATATATAGACAACACGCTGCAATATCGGCTGAACCATTTCAGCTTGCAATCTACCAAAAGAAGATCCAATCCGTCTTGAAAGATCAGCCATACGTTCTGCAACCTCTGTTGCTGATGCTGGTGTTTTGTTTGGATCTCCAAGCATGTCATTGTAAAGAGCGCGTTTAATATTATTACGCATATCTCCAAGCACAAGATTTGCTACATCAAAGTTTCCAGCATTCTTGATTGGCTGCAAACCAGCAGATCCCATTGCTTTTGGAATGATAGTGCCAGGCACTAGGTTGATTGTATCTGTATTAATGATGCCGTCATCATCCATTTGATATACGCCAGATATAGCCATCTGTGCATTTTCAAGCACCAACTCTATTGTCAGGTTAGTAGTTTTGATTGCACTGAGTGCATTGACTAATGGACCTCTGCCATAAATTTCACCAGAGGCTTTAGACCAGCGAAAACATACAAATGGGTTTGAGCCTGTACCCTCAAACAACTCATAATAAATTATCTCTTTATCTGGAATATTAATTACATAGTAATCAAATCTTTGTTCATTCAACTCTTGATAGTTTCTACAAACAAGCTCAAGAATCTTAATTTCTTTTTCTGGCTCTCTTTCAATATGCTTTAGCGTCTTCTCTCCAATAATACCCTTTGGATATGCCACAGGTATTTCGATGCTTTTAAGAGTCCTTTCTCTATAAACGTGGTCAATGCTATCATCTGGTCCAGTATCCAAGTAGACACTTGGAAGGGGAATAGCATTGAAGCGAACAGGATTGATGGCATCACCTTCTTCCACAAGAAGGACGCCTGTGCCGACAGCCAGATCCATGAAGCTTTCATGTACTTCTTGCCCAAAGTTTGAGCTTTGTATAACTTCAAATACATAATCTGTAATCTCATCAAGTGAATTGTTTACTTCATCTTGCTGCTCTTTCGGTACTTCACTTCCTGCAATAAAGTCTGCCCATCTAGCAAAGTTTGGCACTAAGCCAGATTGCAATCTAGAAGCAAACTCTTGCACCCCAACAACCGCAGTTTCATCAAAGATCTTATCATCACGTCGTTGTCCTGCAACTTCGTGATAAAAACTTTGCCTCATTGGCAGCGCAAACTCATAGCACTCTTCAAATATAGACTCGAAATTTACTCGACTATATTTAGCTTTCTCATATTTTTTGAGCATACGCTCGGCAACATTATCCATTAGAGAGTCTCGTTATAGTAACCAATACCACCAGCTTGGCTTGTAAGAAGAGAAGGCATTCCTGTACCGCCTCGTTTTCTTGCAACAGTTTCTTCAAGCTGTTTCTGCTTTGCCTTTTCTTTTTTTCTTTGCTCTTCAGCTTCTTGGTTTTCACGCTCGATCTCAACATCTGGATCAACTGCTGGAGCGCCGCCACCGCCACCGCCACCTAAACACATTTGGGATCTCCTTATAAAATAACTTACCGTGATCTAGCGTTGTCTAAATATAAATTGCAACGCACAAAACTACATTCTTGCCCATAAGCCTTCTCTACGTTTCTTTGGCTTACGAGAGAATACATCAAAATCTCTTGTTGCTTGGAAAGGTTTATTGGGAACGCTCATGTTGCTCAAGATCTGCCGACCCTCGCCAGCACCAAGCATCAAGTATTGCAGTGCATCATGAATATGAGAGAAGTGATTCTTATCAGGTTTATCAGCATAACGCTCACCGGACACTTGCATCCTTTTATATTGATAACCACCCTCGAAGCCTTTGATAATAGTGCGACATCTCTGATCTATTAAAAGCCCTGATAAACCTTCTATCATTCTACTAAGAGGTGCTGAAACAGATTCAAGCCGCAAAGCAACATCATTGCTTGGAGCAGGACGAGCATTAAGACCAGCACCACGCATAATCTGAAATGGCGTAGTCTCATCAGTCTGTGCGCGGAAGTCGCCAGCAGGGTCGCCAAATATTATAATTTCACAACCAGCATATCTAGTTGCTATCTCCTGCCGCAACACCTCTGCAAACCTGACTATGCCCATATCAAAAGCCACAATCTCTTGCAATATCATCCATCTGCCTCGAACCTTTTGTCCTATGGCAGCAGCAGGAGTAAGGCCAAAATCAATGCCAATATAGACAGGCATCCCAACAGCAACAGGTATTTCTTCTTTTGCAATATGAATATCAGATGCAAACATTGGATAGACAGGCTTGCCATCTTTAATGCTGCCTAGTCTATTCATTACATAGACATCAATCCAAGATTTAGTTTTGCCCTGCACAATGTTTGGATAATAATCCGAGCGCATATTGTTTTTGTTTTCTGCACTCTCGTTTGGAACATATTTTTCTATATCTCCATCTTCGTTCTTCTTTTCTGTCATTCCTGATGGCTGTGTAAAGAAATCCCAGTTGTCTGGTTTGATAAGCATCTTTGCTTCTTCGCGTGGAATATGATCTGGCACTGGCACTTCGCCCGACATTATAGGCCACCAATGATCTTCCTCTGGTGCATTAGTATCACAAATAACTCCTGTCCATGTGCAACCACCATCCTTCATTGAAGGATAACGACCGACACGCATAGTGCATGCATCAATGATTGACTTTGGAATCTCCCTCGCTTCGTTCACCCAAATGCCTGTTAACTCTAGGGAGAGCAACTTCTTTACGTCCTCTGGGCGATCCAAAGCGAGGAAGATAACTTCGAGATCTATATCATTCTTTTGAATGTGGTGGGTATACGGCACAGACCATAAAAACTTGCCCCAATCTTCTTCTGGAAACCAATCGAGCCATGTTTTGATTGTTGTTGT